GTGGAATACCAAGCTGTTCAGCCATTGCTGCATTAGTTTCTACAGCAACGTCACGCAGACGCTCAAGTGTCTGACCGATATTAATACCCAAATGTGCCGATTTACCTGACAGCAATTGATTGTCCATGATACCTGTCAAGGATACACCAAGCAAACGCTCGTCTTCTGTGTTCTTCTTCCAGATGTTACGAAGATACTTGAAGTTAGTTAGTGTTGACTGGAATGTACCCAAGATAGTGGCAAGTCTAACCTTATCAGATAATGACTGCTGAGTATCTGATGCACGTGCTACTACCTCTGACAGATTACAGAACTGATATGGACGAAGGATAATCTCTGAACAAGGATTACAACCAAAGTCATGGTCAGCATCACGGCGTCCATTCTTAGCTGCCTGTTTCTTGGCACTAGCACGATTGAAGATTCCACGCTCACCTGATTTAGATTCGTAGAGTGCAAGCCACTCACGCATGAATGTACCCATCTGTGGCTTCTCTTTGTATGCTACACTGTTATTGGCAAGAGTACGTTGTCCTTCATACTTCCACCAGTCACCTGACTTAGCGTGTGCCATCTGGTCATCATTTAGGTTAGATAGGCTGATAAGTGCGCTACGGCGTACACCACCTACAACTACAACCTCACCAATCTTACACATGATGTCGTGACATTCAATTGGGTACAGCCTACGACCAGCAGCACCCTTGAATTTTTGAATGACAAACTCAAACAGTTCTTCCAGTGGGGCTGGGCCACTCGCACGACCACCAAATGTTTTCAAACGTGCGCCAGCAGGTCTAACCTCTGATACATCCCATTTAGGAATCTGCCCTGCGTACAACAAGGATATTAATTCACGCAAGGATTTGGCCCAGCCCGGACGACTATCTCCAACCTTAATTACTGTATCGCTTTGCTCAAAGTGTTCATTAACTATGGGCAGTTTCTCAACACAATTGCGTTCTACAGAAAAGCCTACACCAGTGCCGCACATAAGAATATACATTGTTTCATCAAATGCACGAGGACTATCAACAGGAACATAAGAGCAATTATAACCACCAACATGACACCTATCAAGTGCTGGTCCAGCAGTCATCAATGCTCTCATGCTTGGCATGATGTCTTGATTAAGAACCGCTTCCTCAAGTTCAGCACGTAGTTCATCAGACATAGCGTAGCTATACTTATCTGCAAGATGGTTCTCCATATAATCAAAGTATCTCTGTACTGTTTCAGCCCATGTTTCACGCCGTTGCTCATCCTCAATCCAACGTGCATACCGTGAAGTAGCAATAAATGTTTGGTAGTCCGTAGGTAAATAATTATTCATAGTGTCACTCCTGTATAATTTTTATATTGCGTATTTCAACGCCTTCAATATCGTATATGTACTCTCTTAATACATCTTCTATTTCTTCACTAACTTGCTCATCGGCAGGTATCGCATATTCTTCTGGATCAATGTTAAGTGTAATATATACTTTAACTTTCATTACGTGCCTCAATCAATTTAGCTAAATACCACTTAGCTTTTTTTAAATCTTCATTGCCATTCTTATATCTATAACGCCACATGTATTTTAGAATATTTCCTTGAAGATAATACTGAAATCCATCAGGACCAAGTGCAGCTTCAATTGCATCAATACACTCGATTCCTGATTGATTGTAATGTGGTGGATGATTTACCATGTCAGGTCTTACATCATCCGCAAAAGAATAGTCTGCCTCCCAATCAACATCCTTCCATTCCTGTTTCTTCTGAATATCATCCATGATTTTCTTATAATCTGTCATTATGCATTCCCCTTTGTACGGCTATTAAAGTTTATTTTTACTACATTATCTTCACCATACTCAAGTTCTATTTCATTTTCTTCTTCGTATTGTTCATCTAACTGATTTGATCTCATAAACTTTTCAAGGGTAGCAATAAACTCTGGATTTTCTTCCATGAATGGAATTGTTGAAGCTACCAATTGACAAAGATGTATCATTTGAGAATAAGGTTCATCTTCCATAACATTATCTGGACCAGTGATAATATTAACTTGTAGATTGCCCTGCCACTCAGAATCCTTGTCTAGAATAGGGTACAATTGTATATAGAAACTCTGATCATTTTCAAACATGTTATTTTCTCCTCATTTTCTTTCCTTTAAATTTTATAAAGCTAGGATGTTTATTTATCCCTTTTTCTTTTAACCACTCCTCTGGAATAATTCTATCATAATATCTGAAGTCATATTTTACACACCATTCACCATATGTTGACTTAGCACCTTTACGTAACTTACGTCTACTGTTTTCAAACACAAACCGTATATCAAGATTCGGATGTTGTTTCTTAATGGCGAGATGCTTACGCCTATCTGCCGCTGTAAACATTCCTTTGGTTTCAATTATTATGCCGTTATTTAATACAAAGTCTGGTGTATAAGTTCTATATGCAAGGTCTTCCCATTCAATCTTTACCTTTTCATATAAGTACTCAAAACCCTGATCGTCAAGGCTTTGAGCAACTTTATGTTCAAGACCGCTTCTATATCCGTACTTTCGTGCTGCTAAAAACTGTTTGTAATTAGGCAATGTATTCTTCTTCCAAATGTACGTACATTACTTTTTTAGGGTCTTTTGCTTGTGACTTAACTGCTGGTCTTTCTATTGCGTCAGGCCAACATTCCTTTCTGAAATCACAAAAGGAACATGTTGTACATAGCATAGTATTACCAGTTGGTTTCTTTCTAAAGGTTTCTGGAATAGGTTCAAAACATCTTTCAAACTTATTCTCTTTAACCTTTTTAACGGTATCACTTAGTTTAGATAATTCCTCTTCCATATCAATGTTAGAGGCTGGTACATATTTAAACTTACCATTTGCTTTATTAACTACCCACCAACCACCAGCACGTTTGCCAGATGCTTTAGCATATCCAGCAAGCTGACCGACATAACCAAATGCATCTCCTTTCTTTAAGGTGTCAAATGAGTCAAATTTATATTTATATGACCAATCTGAAGCTGACTTAACATCATCAACAGCACCATCAATAACAAGGTCATATGTTCCGTTAATGGATTCACCATCAACATCCAAAGTAACCTTTTCAGAATCTTCATATTGAACTCCTGCTTCTGTTAATAAACCTTTAAATACTGCTTCCACAATATCGCCTATCATCATATTCATGATAAAATTAGTAGGACGAGGAAGAGCCTTCTCAGGATGATTTTTTTCAAACCAAAGTTGACAAGTGGGTCTACCTAAGTTTGACATCCGTAGAGAAAACTCTCCCCTTTTTGAACCCCCACCAAATTGACGCTTTACAGCATTCATTACATCAATACCAATACGTTCTGCAGTTTTGTCTGACATTTCAGACTCACCTTTAACAGCTTTTTGCATGTACTGATGTAATACCAATTCAGCAGTGTGGTTCATTACGCTACCTCTTCTACATCAACATCAACAAAGTCTTCTACAAGATTCATATCTTCTTCTGAAACTTGCTTTTCTTTTTGTTCAGCTACAGCAGCTTCCCATTTATTGTTGATATCATTGTTGTGCATTTGAACCCATTCCCAGAAATGATTCAAGGTTGTATGATCTTCATCTTTAACCTCAATAACATTATCGTAATCAATACTTACATTTGGTGTAAAGAAAACATTTCCATTAGGCAAACTATTGCTAGTCAAATCCATAGAAATATAATGATCAATAGGAAGACGGTTCTTATCTGCCAAATCATTAAAGGCAGCATTGAATGTTTTGAAAGCATCTTTATTTTCAATCTCCCAAATAAATGGATAAGATTTTACTTCCAATTCAGTTCCATCATCGTTCATCACTGGTTCTAACAGTTCAACAGTACCAAAAATAACACGCACTCTTTTTATTAGTCTTAGCAATTCTTGCATATTTTTAGGCAATGCATTGAAATCCTGAATGTATCCACTAGGTTTACCGCAATTAAAATTGCCTGTGTTATCTTTTAGATCAATATCTAAAGTATCTGACATAATAGTCTTATGAAAAGTACCTTTAGACTCTCCGGGTTTTGGGTTTTTAAATGGAACCCAACGGCGAAGCATAAGTCGAGTTAGGAATGGACGTATCTTAGCAGTTTTAGAATATAGGTAAGTAGGATTACCAGTATCTGAAGGTACTTCCAACCTAAAAGAACCTGCTTCAATAAGTTCTACATTAGCCATACGACCACCAACTTCAGCCTGACCCTTTACAGGTTGGTTGAAGATCCGTAGACGAGGTAGCATAGGAATGCGCTTATTATCAGAGGAACCCGACTTAGCAGTACCCATGATCTTAGCCATTTCTGCGTAGTTACTTTTGTTAATTGTTACTATATCATTCATATATTTTTACTCCTTTCATTTTGGAAAGCCATAGTTATATCACGCCACGTCTTTCGTGTCAAGCCAATTAGGACCAATTTTTGCTTCTAGTAGCAAAGGAACATTAAAATTAATGCCCCATCTACCAGCTATCAAATTAGTCAATTCTTCATTCGTATTGTTAATTGCCTGAAGTACAAGCCTTTCCTCATCTGGATGAACATCTATAACAATACTATCATGAACACTATTTACTATACAGGATTTTGCGTATGCAAGCAACCCATCAATATGTAAAAGTGCAAGTGGTACAATATCTGCTGTAGCAAAACTTTGCACAGGATAATTCTTAATCTGTGTAAAGTTAGATACTGTTCCATTTTTACGCCTCTTTACATCAGGAAACTTAAACTGCCTTCCAGAAGGCGTAGTTATAAGGCCTGTTTTTAAAGCCTCTTTAGCCAGTCTGGAATGCCAATCTGCGACACCTTGGTATTTCTGCGTGAAGTGTTCATAGTATGCTGCCTCTGCTTTTGTTCTTCCAAAGCCTGTTGCGCCGTAGAGCGGAGCAAACGTGTGTGCTTTTGCAGTCTGGCGATCCGTAGGCTGACCAGCATCGGTAATAACTTTCGCGGTGTATGCGTGTACATCAAATCCAGTAGATACTTCCTCAATTGCAACTCCATCCTGTGATAAAAATGCGGCTGCACGAAACTCTAGTTGTGCGAAATCCGCTTCCATAATTTTGCCCCCATCAAAGCGTGACACAAACACTTTCTTAACAGGGAACGTATTCCCACGTGGCATATTCTGCATGTTAGGGTCTGCACCACTAAATCTGCCTGTAGCAGTCCTGTGTTGTAGTAAGCGTACATGTAGCATGCCATCAGGTTTAGTGTGAGTAGCTATACCATCAATAAACGATGAAAGATAGGTATCAATTGCACTAAGTCTACGTACCTTTGCCAAAAAATCTTCAGCATCTGTCATTCCCTTTTGTTTGGCTACTCTCTCCAGTATTTCTAGATTAATTTTAGAAGTACTGAATCCATTTGCACTAATCCACTTTGCTTTAGGCGGTGTAAAGCGTAATCCTGCGACACGATCCGTTGGAATAAAATGGTATCCTTCAGCATTGCAATTAACACAGCGATTGGCTTTAGCATAGAAAGTGCCATCTTTCTTTCTCTTTCTTATGTAACCTGTTCCTGCACATTCATTACACTGCTCAGCTATAGTCTTATACATTATAGTGGATTCAGATTCAACTGTTTTACGAAACTCCTTATCATCCATGTAGGGTGAAAAAGAATTAGCCCATAGTGATTTATCTTTAGGCTTTCTGCTATATATCACCCAAGATAATTGTTCTGGGCTATTTAAATTAATAGGTGTGTCACCCATGATACGTTGTACATGTTTTCTTAGATCTGTTTCAATCTGACTTTTTTCTTTTTCAAATTCTATTCTAACTTCATTAAGTTTTTCTAGATCTACTTTAAAACCCCTTTGATAAATACGTGCAAGGCTAACTGCAACTTGATTACTAAGATCAACAGTATTACGAAGATGACTATCCGATGGGCTATTCAAACGATACATCAGCTTTGTAGCAAGTTGCTGTGTAGCATGTAAATCTGAAGACAGATACTCACACAATTCTTTGTAAGGTATATCTCTTGTACTATATCCTTTCTTAAAATATTCCTTCAATGTGTCCTGCTTCTTCGTGTCCAACTCATAGCGTTCAGCACAAGCCTCAAGCGACAGTGGTTCTTTCTGTCCACGCTGCATAACATATTCTGCCAGCATAGTATCAAAAACTGGTCCGTCATACTTAAATCCAGACTCCCACAACCAAACCAAATCATATGCTGCGTTATGTGCTATGAGTACATTTGCTTGATCAAGATAAGATTGTATAAGTATCCTTGAATCTACGTTTGTAGATGGAGCCTCTGAATGGTCAAAAGGAACCAGTGCCTCGTCACCCATGTCAGTAAGAACACCAACCATAACAAGTGAGTTCTCAGGCTCAAATGGGTCAAGGTGCATTTTACCGTCACGATGTGTTACGGTATTTTCTACATCAAGTGTTAGCTTCATTCTTCATACCTCCCTATTTTGTAATTAAGTTCACAGTGAACTATTCCATGCCATCCTGTAAGTTTGTTTTTTACCAGATTAAGATGCCTTTGTAAATCTTCTTTTTCCTGATTTTCAACAGGTGGATTTTTTGAAATCAGTATCATCAGATCAGCTTCAGCAGCTTTACCTGTACGACTACCTTCCATCATGCTTTGGTTCAATACTATTTTACCTTCTGCATCAGCAGATAGTTGTGACATATAAAACACAGCACAGCCATATTGCTTTGCAATCATACGAGCATGTACTGCATTAGCTTTGAGTGCCTCATCAGGACGAGCAAACCCACCATACCGTGCAAACTTATCGCCCATGTCTAGCACCAATATGTCAGGTTTGTATGACTTGCAGACAGACTCGACCCAAGACATGTCACGAGCCGTGGCATCTTTTATTTTTATGTTATCGTGAACTTCTTTATACAAATCACGTGCTTTAGATGGATTTCTTTTTATTTCATGCATAGTCATACCAGTTGCGGCTGTAAGGTATCGTGCGCCAACACGATGACTAGCTTCTTCGTTACATAAAATAATACATTTAGCACCCTGCCTAGCAAAACCACCCGGACCAGCAATCATACTAGCATGAAAGGATGTCTTGCCTGTATTAGGTCTAGCCCCAACTTCAATCAAATGTCCATCATTAATTCCGGGAACTTCTCTTGCAAGCGTTGCAATATTGAATGTCCATTTTGCTTCTAGGTCATTCTTAGCAAGTAGTGTGTCAATATCCATGTGATCCCATTGAATATTTAGATTGGGAGTAAAATCATCTCCGTACTGTTCAATAATATGACGTAGTGGTTCTAGACTTCTTTGTCCACCATTTACGTACTCTATACCTAAATTGGCTACGTCCTTTCCAACAACCTGCTGAAACAATTTTGACAACACTTCTTGTGCTATGTCATTGCCCATAGGCTCTTCTTTTTTCAATTTAGAAAAGAGAGAATCAAAGGCTGTTCTCTCACTTGTAGTCATAGTCGGGTTGCTTGTCATAAACAAAGCCTGAACCTCATCAGGTGTTACAGTTCTGGAATATTGATCCATAGCTTTATCTACTACTTTTTTAATTTTTTTAATATCTTCATTTTGAAACAATCTGTCAGGACATTTAGCCCCACGATGTTCATCATAAAAGTCTTTGTCCATAAGACTACGAATTAGTGCAAGTTCCATATTTATCTCCTATCTCTTCTAGTTTGCGTAAATCATCGGGATGACGATATTTTATGTCGTCAGTTAAATTTATAGCTACGACCTCATTCACGTAGCTTCTTAATTCCATTGTAAACTTAATGGTTTTTGTAAGTGCATCGGGGTCAAGTGCTACGATGGCTGTTGAGAACTGTGAAAGAAACTGTTTGTGGATAGGAAGTAGCGATGTTCCAAGTAATGCTACCCCGACAAATGAACCATAGCTACCAATCACAGCAGCACTAACACAGTCCTCAACAACTACAGCGACACTAGCATGACCGTAGTGATATGGCAAGCTATTTTTTCCATATCTTTTCCACTTAGGTTTTCTCCACGAAAGTGAACGGCCTGTAGCATCTACGTATTTCCCATTATGTAGGATAGGAAACACGACACGATCTTCCTTTACATCATAGTGTAAATCTAGTTCCTCTGCATCTAAACCCCATTTATCTGCCCAAGCAATTACATTGGGTCTATTTATACCTGACACAACATGAATAGGCATGTTAAACGGCACAACACATGTATCATTATCATGTCTAGAAAGAATGTTCGATATGTCTGTAATACATAGGTCAGTTTTATCTTTACCACCTACTGTACAAGATGCTTTGAAACAATTCCATAGCAATTGCCCCTTAACATTAGATGCACTGAAGGTATTAGTACCATTACACACAGGACAATCCATACGTTTGGTTTCACCACTGCGTA